CTGGGTCAGTTTGAGTGATAGTACTTGTATCAGACTGACTCGTTGTAGTGGTGTCGGAAACATTTGTTTGTACCTGTGGTGAAGAAACTGTTGTAATTGTGGTTGATGTTGCCACTGGAACTCTAGAAGTTCTACTTTCCTGTGGTGTATCATATATTATAGCATGAGGTGCGGTAGTATGTGCAACACCTACCATTTTAGCACCTGTTGTTGGATGAACATGAAAAGGTCCATAATATGGTTCTCCGTTCACAAAACCAACTATATTTGCATTGCGGGGTGATACACAATCAATAACTTGTCTAACTTGACCTTGATATGAAGGTCTTGGTGCTAACTGAGCTTTTAGTAATGCTCCAGTACCACTAGGTGAAATAATTTCTAATTCAGGTAAAGTAGAAAATGTCTCTAAATTATTTAACTCTGGATTTGGTGGTATTACATTAAGTATTCTTCCCTGTTCATCTAAGAATTTTTCATACACATTTCCTTTATCGTCAACTACTATATCTTCTTGTGTATATCCTTGACCTGGTTTTACGACAACCACATGATCAACAGTGTATTCTCCAGTATCTCCCTCATCTGGGTCAATAACTGGATAATTTTCACCAGCACTAACAATATAAACATCAGTAACTTGTTGATAAGTTGGTGATGATGGATCATAATCAATAACTGACCTAGCAATTGCACCATAACCTTTACGACAAGTATCTTCAATCTCCACAAATGGAGGTGATTTATAACCCGAACCAGTATTCGTAACTTTCATTCCTATTAAACTTGCAGTTTGAACAGCAAATGTATCATTTACTATGGCACCTAATATCGGATTTACTTGTGCTCCTTGTCCCCCTCCACCAAATAAATTAATCTTTATACCTGAACAATTAAGTGGTGGTCCTGTGTAGCAATCACTTAATGTACTACTAAAACCAGGTGTACTAACATCAGGTCGCATAAAATCAAAAAATCCAAGATTACCTAAAACTCCACCTGGACTCGCTGCAGCCTCCTTTAATTCCTGTGCAGCGTTTGCAATAGATAATACTTTTCCTGCAATATTTTCTAAATTCAAATTACCAGGACCAGCACCAAGAATCCATTTGTTGGTTTTTGAACCCAAATCAGCAGTTGGTATATCACAGTCATCAAAAACGCTTGCAATTCCTAGTAATCCTTCTGCCTTACCTCTTAATAAACCTTCAATATCTCCACTAGGAAATATGTTGGCAACTCCTTTAATAGCATCACTTAACTCATTATTAATACCTTTTATAATATCATTAAATATTGCACCAACAAATTGATCACCTATACAGTCCGTAAAATTATCAACATTATTTACAAATTCTGCAAGTAAATTTGCAACATCACCAGTTAACTTATCGGTAATATTTTTAACAGCACAAGGTAATAAATTTTGAAGGGATGAAACAGGACCTACCATTGCAATTTGTGCTGCCTGTCCTGCTTTCTTAGCGAGAGCAAGATTACCTGTCTTACTCATTACCTCACCAAACTTTTCCTTATACAGTTTATGCAATCCACCATTTAATTGTGGTGCTAACTCATCGAAAGTTGTATTTACCATATCTTTAATCATTGGTTTCGATGCGGAAACAATCTCTGATGCACCCTCTGCTAATCCCTTAAATTTATCTTTTGGAATAGAATTCTGAACTTCACTTAAAGTATTTTTAAGAGTATTTTTAATTTTATTAGTTGATTTTGTATTGGCGACAGCTGCTTGTACACCACTTCCTAATACTATTTCTTGTCCTATTGCCTTAAATGCCTGTGTGTCAACAGTTGAAAAATTTTTCTTTAAATTTTCAATTATAGGTTTAGCATTTGCTGCTGTATTTTTTAATCCAGTTTGCACTGCTCCAGAGTCTAGTACTTGTTTAATCTCTTCAGAATCTACAAGTTGCTCAAGTTGTGCTTTTCCTTTCTCTTGTTGTTCCTTTAAATCATCTACAATTTCTTTTGTTAAAAATCTAGGTGATTTTTGACTTTTATTTGAATTATCACCTCCCTCATTCTTAGATATAAATTCATTGTTTGGTTTTATCTTACTTGTATATCCAGTAAATGGTTGAAATGGTGATTTATATTCCTCATCACTCGCATAGTAAGGACCTGTATTAGCAAAAATCCCTAGAATTACAGGTAATTGTGCATCATCACCATCAAGGAAAAATCCCATTACTGTATCACCAGGTGAAATACGTATTGACCTTGAACGATTTGCTTTCCCCGATCCACCTTGTGATGATAACAATACTTGTGCCCAAGGTAAACTTTTATCTGGCAATTCAGTTATATCTGCAGGATGATATCCATATATTCTTACTTTTAATCTACATCCCCAAGTATTACCAATTTGGTTAATTTGATCTCCTTGTGCAGCTTCTGGAGCAACTTGACCAATCCACCAACGGAATCCATCTTTACCTAAGAAATTTGTTTTTAAAAAATTATTTTCTATCATTTTCTACCAAAAGAATCTCTAACTAATTTTAACTTTGAGTAAGAACCTTTTCCATCAAAGTAGTGTGCTAACTCCTTTATCATATATAGACCACTTGTTTCAGGGTCTGGTTCTTTTCTCTTAGCGTCACTTGTTTGTGGGAACTCACATCTTATAATATTACCAGCAGTTAATGATGTATTTAAAGGTATTGTAATTTCAAGGACTTGTGTAAACAACTGATTATATCTCATCATACTTTGTGCATGAATTTTTGCTGGATCTGCATTTAATTTTGAAGATGTATTCCATCCCTCGTCAGAAGCGTCTTCTTCGACTGTCCCTACATCAAGCATACCAACAAAAATTCTTGTTGGCAAATCACCTAGTGTTGTTTCACTTTTATCATCTATTCTAGGTAAATCTATTGGTTTTGCACCAAGTTTACTCATACCAGATTTTTTAAGATAATCAGAAGATTTAAAAACAGAAATAGATGGTTTGAAAGAAACTGGATTTATATAATATCTTTGACTACTAAAAGCACCTCTTTCTAGTTTCGCTATTAAATCTTGATTACGATTGATTGCATATCTCAATATCTTAAAGTCTCTATTCGCATCTTCCGAGTTTACAATGCCTGGTGTAAATATATAATTTTTTCTGAAAGGATCTTCGTCAATTAAATTATCAATAGACCTAAAATTAAAACCATTAACTGTTTCATAAAACAAAAATCCAGCTGAAGAATCTTTTGCAGAACCTTTGCCAGGAACTGATTTTGATGCTAACCAAGTTATTATACTAAATGGTTTTTTCATATTACCAATAAATCCATATGGGTTTTGAGTTGTATCTACAGTTATCTCCTTCTCTGTTTTTATGTAATCTTTTAAAATATTTTTCACTGAATCTGATATTTTTTGAGAGGTAGGAAATTTTTTACCAACTCTAACTGTTTCGTTAGTTATTGTCTCTCTTGAAACTAAGTTTAGTGTAAATGTCTCAGTTCCCTCATCAATCATAACATTAGTTACTGAACCTACATGAAAATATCTGGAGGGTCTATCTGAAAAATCTAATCCATCCTTATTAACACTAGAATTACCTGCAATTTTAATCAAAACTCTCTCACCACCTCTTATTGGTAGACCGTTATAAACAGTTTGCATTGTTCCATCTTCACCTCTAATTGTGTTACCAGTGTTTACCACTATCGCTCTTGCAGTTAAAGTAGGAGAAAATATATTTTCAAAATAAGTAAACGCTATAACACCTGCTGATATATCAACATTTCTTGATCCATCAGCTGATTCAATTATAAACTTTTCGTATATTGATTTACTTATTGCAGACATTATCGATTAAGTACTAGAGTTGACATCTTTTTTTGTAATTGTGTTTCAGAATTTTTATTATCACTTAAATTTATCGTACTATCTCCACCTCCTCCTGAATTAACTTGAGGTATGCTTGTGTCTACTGGTTTTTCAATAATCATAACAGTATTTTTATTTCTATTTTTATTATTCTTCAGATTTTTTTTATCTTTTTTATTAGGTGTAATAGTGTCAGCATCTTTATTTCTATTTTTGAATGGGTTAAGAAAATCTCTTGCGATTTTAAATGGACTTATATCTTTTAATCCTTCAGTGGACTTTACTAGTGTGTTTTTACCTTCCTCTACTAATTCATTATCATCTACAGATTTTGCATTTGCTGCTTCTTTCTTTGCCTTACCACCAACTAATTCATCCAATCTAGCATTAATACCATCAACAATTGATTTTTCAACATTTTCATCATCTTTTTTTTGTTCTTCTTCAAAATTTCTTTTATTTATGGTTTCACCCTTATCTTGTGCTTCCTCTGATTTCATTGCTTTTATATCTGAATCACCCTCTATTCCCTCAACCCTATTTTCTATAACGGTAGGTTTTTCTTCAGCTCCTCCAACATCAACAACTGCAGCAGGACGATCCTCTGGTTTTAAATCTGCATCACTTACTTTTGCATCAACACCCTCTGTGGGTGGAGCTTCATCACCTTTTTTATTTTCTCCCTCCTCGTCAAGTTGAATTAGACCTTCAGGGTCACTTGGATTTAATCCAAGACTTGAAGGTTTACCAAATTCATCTACAGCTTTAAAAAAATCAATTCTAGCTAATTGTATTCCACCTTCAACTTGTTTTGATGCTTTGTCAGCATCCTGTTTACCTTGATTAAAGTCAAATTTAGGTAATGTATCAAAGATACTCTGAATCGATTGACCCATTCCAACTAAGAAATCCCTAACACCATCAATATATCCAGTCAATACAGTAATAACCCTTTGAATTCTTTTAATTAAAGATTGAATTGATTTAAGGATATTTGGTAAAGTGTTTAATAACCAACCTAATAATATAATACCAAAGAAGTTTAGGACACGACCTAATAATCCTTTTACACTTCTACTAACAACATTTCCCTGTGCTTTTGCTGCACCTTTAACACCTCCTGCTTCTAATTCATCTTCTCTATCTCTTCTCCTTATATTTTCCCTTCTCTTTCTAAAAATTTCAGCATCTTTACTTATTAATCTATTCTTAAAAACATTTGATTTTCTTGTTTGCTTTACAATATCACCTGCTACAGATATTGATTTTCTTATTCCTTTTCCAAGAGAACCAACAGAATCTTGAATTGATTTTAAACCAATTGAAGATTTTAATACTGCATTTCTTCGATCTTTAATTGACATTATCGATCAACCCCTGCAAGATTGTATATACTTTCTGCCATTGCAACTGAAGTATTTGCAAAATCGGAAGATGGTATGTTTGGGATAGTCTGAGAATCGCCTTTTTCTGATGAAGCTCCACCTGTGCCACCTGAACTCATACCTTGATTATTTAATGGAATGTTGATAATAGTGGGTGATCCTTCAGATAATTCAAGGTTTGATGCAACATCTAATTCTTTTTTACTATTAATTGGTGTTATACTTTCAGGTCCTCCAACATCAACTAGTTTAGCACCAGTCATATCAGGTTCATCTTTAGTTTCCTCAACATCTTTATTTTTATCTTTCTTATCAACACCTGTCACCTTATCTGACAATTTTTCTGCTGCTCCACCAACAATCATTGATCCAATAAGACCAGAAATTCCACCGATAATACCACCAACTAAAGTACCTGGCGGACCTCCAACAAAAGTTCCTATTAAAGCACCTATCTTCATTCCACCAGCAAATCCAACACCACTTCCAACTAATCTAGCGATAGTACCACTCGCAGCTTGAAAAATAGTTTGATCAGGTTTTCCATCTCCATCCTGATCTTTTCTACGAGAAATAAAATCAAAGGCACCAAATATTGTATTAACTATAATGTTAGCTTTTCCGAATCCACCTATTTTACCCAGTAATCCCTTACTACCAGTTTTTGTTGTTTGTTTCAGTTGCTCCTTTATTCCAACTCCACCAATTCCAAGAGCACTTACTATTGATAATGGGTTTCTTAAGAGTTTAAGCAATGCACCTGGTGCATTCTTTAACATTTTTCCAAATTGTGCCTTCAATAATGTAACAAAATTCTTAATATTATTCTTAATAAAGTTTGATAGCATCCTAAACGGTGCTTTTATAAATGTTCCAACAACAAATTTAAATGCAAGTGCTGCTAATGCCTTTAGTCCTGCAATCGCTTTGATAACTGCCATAGTAATCACAGTTATTGTCGTACCAACTATCAACAAATCAGTAATTATTCTTACTTTTAATTTGTTTAAAGCATCAACATTACCTTCTGATTTTAATCTTAAAAATTGAAGAGTCTGTTCGACTAACCATCCACCTGCGATGATTAAAAGAAAATTAGTTAACCTACTTAAAATACCCTGTGCGAATGACTGAACTTTACGAACTGGTGCTAATAAAGCAAATTGTATTTTTTGTTCTAAATTTGATTCTTTACCCTCTCTTAAACCTTGCTCTGCTATTTGCTGTTCTCTCTTCTGTTGAGCTGCTGCTCTTTGTGCTTCTAATTGATCTCTTAATGCTAAATTTTGTTGTATTTGTACTAATGATGTTGTTAGTGAACCCACCTGTGCAGATACATTTTGTAATTGACCCGATACAGTTGTAAGAGTTAATGAATTTTGACTGAGTAAACTTGTTGTCTGTGGGTCAGGTTGAACTGGAGGTGGAACAGCACGACCAGTAAAGATACTAGAAGATACACTTCTTCTAATACCTCTTAGTCCTCCCGATATCGGTGATGATAATCCTTGTTCCTCATCCATTTTGTTCTTGTTGTGCTTTTAAATTTTCTTCCTCAACATATTGTTGTAAAAGTGAGATGTAAATCTCTCTTTCCCAAGGCATCATATTTTCTAGCTCTGTTAAACTATATTTATGGTGCTGCATCAAAGCAAAGTTTAATTTAAAGTATGACACTAAATCTTCATGTGCCATACTTATCCGAAAAAACTCTGCAGCCCCTCTATCTTAACTTCACTTTCAACTTTTGTGTTTGGATTCGTAACCTTAATTGTATGAGCCAGTTTGGGCATAGTCACAAAGAAATTTTCGACTAATTTAAATTGACTTGAATTAAGAGATTCCACAAAATCAGACAATTCTTTTTTTGTACACTCCTCAGATGCCCAAGATTCCTCCTCAGAATAAACTTGATCAATACAAGATGCAATTAAATCAAAAGTGTCATCAACACCCATATTTTCAACAGCACCAAAATTATTTTTGATAAATTCATTCAAAGATGGATATTTCATCCTCAATGTATAAACATCATCTAACTTTATATCCTTCGTGTGATTTTCATCTCTCTGGATTTTTATACTATCAATATTGATTGACATTGGAACTTGCGTCTTACCATCGTCTGGACAAGTAACCATTACTTCAATATCTTCACCCACAGATTTACCACGGATATTCAAGAACAAATATTCAATATCAAAAGTAGATAATTTTTCTACTTTGATACCTCTTGTCAGTATACACTTTGAAATAACATCTTTTACAGATCTTACAATTTGTTTGGTATCTTGAGATTCCATTGCAAGAATCAATATTTTTTCTTCTTTCACTAAGAACGGTCTAAATTTTACCTTTCTATTAGATGAAGGAAGTGTCAACTCATATGTTGGAGTTGAAATGGTTGGTAAAGGCATAATATTCTAAGCACTTCAATGTCACTATTTATAGGGGTTCTCGGAGGTTAAAAACCTGTCCCATCACCGAATCTAGTATTCGCTGAACCAGTTCTTGTCTCTCCATTTACGAAACTATATCTAGTATTAGAATTAAGAAGAGATAGTCCGCTTGAGATTTCATTTAAACTATTACTTTCATTATATACTCTACCATCTCCTTGTCCTGATTTTTGACCACTAAATCTACGATTGTTTAAATCTATTCCCAAAGCTCTTGCTAATGAAGAGGATTCACCACACAAATATCTGTCATAACTAAATGATGCTGTTGCCTTTAATACTTGGGAATTATTATATGAAACTCTTGTAGAGTTGAGAGATATGGGGAATAATCCTACAAATCTATACTCTAAAAATTGAAAATGGTTGGCTTCAAATTTAACTATCCTTGTATCATTTGATTTGTAATCCTCTGGATATCTCATTTTAAAATGATATGCATCTCCTGAAGGATCAGAATTAGATGAACCTGAAATAAATTCCATCCAGTGCTCAAGAAATCGAAGAGATTTGTATTCATTATCTACTATAAAATCAAAATTTATTTGTGTAAAATTACGAGTGTGAGCAAATCTTTCAATAACTCCCTGATAATCTCCAGCAGTGTTTAATGATGCCATTGCACTTCCTGGTAATACAGCATCACTACAAAGAAGTCCTACATTATCTGATATAAAACGATCATTTATACCTTTCTGTCTTAAAAATCTACGACAATCTCCTCTTGGTAGAACAAATTTTACTAAAAATTTTGATGTCTGAGCTACATTCTGCAACTTAGGCATTATATCTGATATTCTCCTCGGTCTTGGTGCTGGCACTCTAAATACTTCTATAGTATAGTTATTTAGATGGCTTATAGGGGAAAATACTATCCATCCTTTCCTAGAAAGTACAAAGGTGATCCAACGAATATCATTTACAGGTCACTCTGGGAAAGAAAGTTTATGGTGTATTGTGATAAAAATGCAAAGATATTAGAGTGGGGAAGTGAAGAGATAGCATTACCATATATTTCTCCACACGATAGTCGTGTTCACCGTTATTTTCCAGATTTTTATATCAAGGTACAAGAGAATACTGGTAAAATAAAAAGATATCTTATCGAAGTCAAACCATTGAAGCAAACAACAAAACCTAAAAAACCAAAAAGACAAACTAAAGGTTACATTCGTGAAGCATTTGAATATGCTAGAAATCAGGCAAAATGGAAAGCAGCAAGAGAATATTGTGCTGACAGAATGTGGGAGTTTAAAGTAATTACAGAAAAAGAATTAGACATATGAGTAGATTAGATCCTATAATGAAAAATCTTATCGGTACAGAAAGTCCCGATGATTTAGCAACAGAAATATTAGATGTGTTAACTGAAGGAAGTAATGTTCCAGAGGCAGGTAATTATTATGTTTTTGTATATCGTGCAAAAACACCTGGTATCGCATATGACTCTCATCCACTTGTCGCTGTAACTGATGTTTTTCAATGGGGATTTAAAGGATTAAACTATCACTGGGGAGAAATGAGACAATACACCTTTCCAGAGGTAGTCGGTGGACTGTATAAAGTAGATGAAATGGAATTAAGAGATTTAAGGACTTTACCTTTTGTCAAAATCGTACTAAATAGTTAAAAAAATTATATATGGTCAATTACCCTCCTAATTATAAAGAACAAGAGTCATATTATGCTTCTCAAGAGTATAAGGATGCTGTTGAACACGCTTTGGAGAATGATAATAAATTACCAACCTTTGAGACTCGTGATAAAAAATATACTCCTCGAAGAAATAATAAGAGAATGCCTCCTTTGAGTTACCCTCTCGCAACTGGTCCAAGTCAAAGAACTGGTGATCGACTTGTGATTAAATGCTTAGAATTTGAACCACCAGAAGCAGGTGGTGGAGCAACAGTAACGCTCACAAATATGTTCAAACAAGAAATAGATCCTAAAACTGGTAAACCAATTCCAGGTACAAAAACTGTTTATACTCAAGGTGATAGAGATCAGATTAAAAAAAATTTAAAAGAAGGAAAACCAGGTGGTTATGGTTCATATACTGGTAATGAAAAACCAAAAATAGGTTTTGAGGTAACTGACGCAAACACAAGAATGGGTAGAGATACAAATAGATTAATGAAATATCTAATTGAATTACCCATACCGCAAGATTTGACTGATTCTAATTCAATTAGTTGGGGTGAAGATAGAGCAAATGCACTTGAACTCGCTGCACTTACAGTTGCACAAGAAGCTATGGGTAATAGTATTGGAGATAGTGCGGTTACATTAGCACAAACAGCAGTTACTGCATTAAATACTGGAATTGATATACCTGGTCTGAAACCTGAAACTCAAGGTGCAGTAAGAGCAGCATTATCTGGTGCAGCGATTGGTGCACTTGGTTCAAATGTATCACCTCAAAGTGTCATTTCTCGTTCAACTGGTCAAATCTTGAATAATAATTTAGAATTATTATTTCAAGGTGTCAATCTAAGAAGTTTTCCATACACTATAACATTTTCCCCAAGAAGTCCGAAAGAAGCAGATGTTGTTAGACAAATTATTAGACGTTTGAAGGCATCAATGGCACCAAAAGCTGGAGAATATAATGGAACTGCTCAAGGTATATTCATACAATCACCAGATGTTTTTCAATTAAAATTTTTAAAAGATGATGTAGATCATCCATTTTTACATTCATTTAAATTATGTGCACTAACAGGTATGAGTGTTAATTATACAAATGCAGGTACATATACTTCATATGAGGATGGAACTCCTGTTAATATTAGAATGAGTTTGACATTCAAAGAACTTAATCCAATATATCATGAAGATTATCAACAGGTCGCAGCAGGACCAGGAGTTGGATTCTAATGGGATTTTTTAAAGAGTTACCAAGCATTGCTTATCAATCTCCTCTGTCACATAAGAATTCATCCAGAGATTATATTGTCATAAAAAATATTTTCCGTAGTGCTAAACTAATGGATTATGTAAGGAGTGGTGCGATTGCTCAACAAAAATTAGTTTTAAAAGATGGTGATAGACCAGATACAATTGCAGAATATCTATATGGTGAATCCACTTTAGATTACATTGTAATTCTAGTAGCGGGAATAACGAACATAAATCACGAATGGCCACTTCAAGATTATCAAGTTTATGATTATGCATTAGAAAAATATGGAAGTGAAGCAAAAATGAATGCTATAAAATATTATGAAACTTTTGAAATCAAGGATGATCAAGGTCGCCAAATATTACCACCAAATTTAATTGTAGACGCTGATTTTAAAATATATGGTTCATCAACTCAGTTCGGCACAAGTAGATACAATTTAATTTCTCAAGCAGGAAATAGACAACTTGATGATAAAACAGAATATACTGTAACTACAGACAAAATTGCTAGAGCAGTTACTAATTTAGAATATGAATACACTAATAATGAAAAGAAAAGAGAAATAGATGTTTTAAAAAATGGATATGTTCAAACATTTATAAACGATCTAAGAGATATTTTAAAATATGATAAGAATTCAAAATACATTTCATCAACTCTAGTAACAACAGAAAATACAAACGTAGTTAACCCATAAAAAAAGGAGTCCGAAGACTCCTACTTAAAAATTAAGTTAATCCAAGCTGCTATTACTAAGAGAGTAAGGCAGAGTTGATTATATTTCATTACTCCTCTGCAAGTTTGGCAAAGTATGATAGTGCATCATCCTCTTCTTCTGCAACTGCAGGAGTTGGTTTTGATACAGCAGCAGTTACTAATTCTTCTGCTTCTCCACGATCAACATCTTCTTCTTCAAACTGTGGTGCAGCGGACTTCTTGTTTCCAAGAACATAGTCTAGACGAGTCTTTAACTCATCATATGTCTTGAACTGGTCTGGTGCAACAATCTCAGCAAGTGAGAACTGTTTCTTCCAGAGTGCTTCCATTGCATCGTCATCATCAAGTAAAGGTGTCGGTGCAGCAAATTCAGAACTATCATAGTTTCTGTATCCTGCTACGTTCTTTGCCTTTAACTTGAAGTTAGCACCTTGCCAGAAATCAAATGGATCAATTGCTTCCTCATCCTCAAACTCAGGTTGCATCGCTGCAGTAAGTTTGTCAAAGATTTTCTTTCCATACTTGTATAGAAATACTTTACCTTCGTTCTCAGGATTTGCCTGATCTTTTACAACATATATGTTGCTAACGTAAGTTAACTTACGCTTTTGCTTTCTCGCTGTTTCTTTTCCAGCGTCAGTA